TTTATCAATGCGCCGCCGACGTTCAAGCGGCATTAGACCATCACTTTGACACCGAGACAGAGCGTCAAGATACGCTGGAAGCGGTTATCGGGCAGTTTGAAGTAAAAGCAAAGTCCGTGATTGGTTACATCAAAAACCAAGAAGCGACAGAAACAATGCTTGAAGAACACATCAAGCAGATGACTGAAAAACTCAAGACGATTAAGGCGCGTAATCAAAGCCTGAAAGACTATCTCGATCGCAATATGAAAGCGGCGGGAATCAAAGAGATTAAGGCAGACGACGGCACATTTAAAGCGTCATTCCGCAAATCGAAAGCAGTTGACGTTTTCGATGAAAAGCAAATCCCCGCCGAATTTATGCGCGAACGCATCACGGTTGTGCCTGACAAAACCGCAATTAAAAAAGCAATTGAAAGCGGTCAAGAAGTTGCAGGCGCGAAGATTGAAGAGCGTTTGAATCTTCAGATTAATTAAAGAAATTTCAGGCGACCTGAAAGGTCGTCTGAATCGGAGATGAAAATGGAAAATCGTTTAGACACCCTGAAACAATACAAAAGCGAAATCTTTGAATTAAAGAAAAAACTAGCCGAAAAAGAAGCCGAATATCTTGATGTAGGCAAAGAAATTTTTGAACAAGATACAGGGTGGGAGTTTGGGAAGACTGTTCTTATAAATAAAAATGGTCCGGTAAAACTGAAAATCCTACTCAACTTTGCAGAACTGCGCGACGGCGAATTTACCGCAATCGGCAACGTTATGAATAAAAACGGCGGGATATCCAGTCAACGACGAATTATCACCGTTGATGGGTATGAAGAATTTAAGGACGACTGAAATGTTTGCCGTTTTCGGAAAGAGCCGTCCCGAAGAAGAGAAACGGCGGCGGCTTGTTTATAACAAAGAGGATTGCAAGTGGTACGAAGACCAGCGCAAATGGAAGCGGTTGAGCAACAGCCGCTACCAAATCAGCCCTGAATATTCGTCTATCGAGACCGCCGAAGAGTTTATCAGGCTGTTTGCAGGGAATCCCGACATCCACATAGTCGGAATCAGACAGGCACAGGAAGTGAACGGCAGAGTCGTTTGGAAGCCTGTCAAAACAGTTTTAAAAGGAAGCAAAAATGCTGAATAAAGTGATTTTAATCGGGCGTTTGGGTAAAGCCCCTGAATAAGAGGAAAGATTATGCAAGAAACAAAAGAATGCAGATGCTGTGGTAGAGAGTTTTTTAAAAGGAAAAGAGACTCTCAAAAACAATGGGAAGAAAGAAATTTTTGCAGTATCAGTTGTAAAAATAAATCCGTAGAGCAAACACCAATTCACATTAGATTTTGGAATTTTGTTGATAAAAAACGTGATAATGATTGTTGGCTTTGGCTTGGGAGTAAGGATGAGAAAGGTTATGGACGTTTAGCTACACAGCAGGGCAAATCAGGAATTAAGGCGCACCGTTTATCTTATGAACTTAGGAATGGAGCTATTCCTAAAGGAATGTTTGTATGTCATAAATGCGATAACCCTTCCTGTGTAAATCCATCTCATCTTTTTATTGGTACTCAAAAAGACAATATGCAGGATTGTTCTATAAAAAACAGAATTAATCCTAAATCATTTAAAAATTTAATAGCAGGAAAGCGCGGCTATCTAGGTGCTGCAATTGAAAGGAATAAAGTATGAGCTTAAATAAAGTTATCCTAATTGGTAGGCTTGGTCAAGAACCAACTATACGCCATATGCCCAACGGCGAGGCCGTCTGTAATTTCAGTGTAGCTACCAGCGAAAGCTGGAACGACCGCAACGGCCAGCGCGTAGAGCGTACCGAGTGGCACAACATCACCATGTATCGCCGCCTTGCTGAAATCGCTGGGCAATACCTGAAAAAAGGCAGCCAAGTTTATTTGGAAGGCAAAATCCAAAGCCGCAAATACACCGACAAAAACGGCGTGGAGCGCACGGCATACGACATCATCGCCAATGAAATGAAAATGCTCGGCGGCGGTGGTAGTGATGGGCAACAGGCGCAACCGGCACAAGGCGAAACACCGACCCCGCCGCGCCGTCAGGCACCAGCAGCACCAGCCACGCCCGCTGAAGACATCGACGATGGCATACCCTTTTGAATCAATGGAGTAAAAAATGAGTTATTTAAAAGACATAAAAGAATCATTAAAAAATATTGATGATTTGCTTGCAAAGAATAAGGAACTGACCGAAAAATTGGATTGTGAATTTTATATACGCGAAATTAATTGGCATGCAGAAGAGGCACTCGATAACTTCGAACATTTGATAAGCGAATTAAAAATGGGCGAAGAGAAATTAATCGAAGCCGCAAGAATCATTGAAGAATACCTTCACGGGAAGGATTAAAAAATGACGCAACAATTTAAATTCGGAGACCGTGTAATAGATAAAGCTTTCGGACTTGGCGAGTGTGTTGTTATTAACACTTTTGAAGATTGCGTCCATATCAGAAATGAGCAGGGCGGGTATAACTTGGCAGCTAAGGCGGATACATTGGAGCTTGTTAAATCACCTGACACTATTCGTTTAGATTATATCGAAAGGGTAATTAATATTGACGGCATGGTTAAGCGTGAAATGCGTAAAGGGTGGGTTTTGGTTGCTGGTGATATTGAATTAACCACACCTGAGCCATTATTGCGCGACGCGATAGACGAGGCAATTCACTTAACGAGAGGTATTAGACCATAGGCAGACAGCATAAAGCAATGAAGTTTAAACTATTTAGGAGCAAAAAAATGAAAGTAACAGTTTACAAACCAGTCGAATTAGAAATCAATACCGTAAGAATCGAAGTTGAATTACACGATGATGTATCAGAAAGTTTGCCGAACCATTTATTTAACGATGATGGCGAGTTAGATTTATTAATTGAAGTTGATACCGGCAAGGTCGTGTCTTGGCAGGGAAGTGAGCCGGTCAATATCTATGACAAGGTTCGTGATAATGGCGTTTACACTTTGTTTGGAACGGATGGTTTAGAAGTAGCAAAGATTGATAACTACTACGTCCCGAATGATTTAATCCCTGGCGATTACGGGGATTACATTAATCTTGAGATTAACGCAGACGGTTTTGTTACCAACTGGCCCAAATATCCAAGCGTTCTTAATTTTTTCCCTGAAAAAGACGACTAATCCCCACAGGCAGGCAGCCAAACGCCCGAGCCGTTGAGAGGACGGCAATTAAGCGAGGAAACAAAATGCAAACAATAGCAACAAGACCGACGGCAAGTCAAATACTTGCCGCCAAGCGAGCAGCAAAGAAATCAACGCAGCAAGAGCGCGCACTTAAACGCGCGGGAGCAGTAAAAAACGTTGACCGAAACCGCCTATCCACTTTGTCAAAAGCGCAAAAAGATAACATCGCCGAGATGTTGTCAGGCGTGAAAGTATCAGCAGACGAAGCGGTTACATGTAGCGTCAAGATGTGGCTGTCGTTGCAAGATATGCGCTATGCCTGCAATCAGGAGTTAATCAACTTCGCCGAGCATATCATTAAGCAGGTGCAACGATTGGGCTTGTACTGCAACACAGACGACCCAACGAACGAGAAAAGCGTGGAGTTTGCCTGTCGCGAAGCATCGCAAGCAGTCGCGCAATGGACTAAGGATTTTGACGACCTCAGCCCGAATCAGCGTCAATTGGTATTGCGCTCCCTGTCTAATCTCTTCGTCGCATATGAAGAGTTTTTGAAAGACGCGCCGGTTCGCTTAATTGCTGAAGTATCCACATACTCAATCGCCGTCAGCATCACCAAGAAATCCATGACGTTTTTAGAACTTGATGGCGGCTTGATTTCGGCGATTGATAAAATCGTCAACGGCAGCGATTCCCGAGCGGAAGCCAGACGCCTGAAAATGCCCTATGCCGAATTTACAGACCGAATCCTACACGCCGCCAACTTGCTTTACGATGTTGGCATTCACGCAGATGCGGAGCTTTCGGCGATGTACGGCAAGCCGCTGAATCCTGTACGACCGCAACGAATCGGCGACGTGCGTCAACCGATGATGAAAATGCTTGTTGCGAATAAGGGCGGCGCGCTGGTTCAAGCCGTCAAGGATTCGGAAAACATTATCCGACATTGCGACAGCGGCACAGGCTTTAGCTGCTTCAATTGGACTAAGCATTTCAAACGTGCCGCAAACCTGATTGGACTTATGCGACAGGAAGCAGCGGCATGAGAGACGTAATAGCCGCAATCCTGATCGCCGCCGTCATTATTGCGGTGGAAGTATCAGGAATCCCGAAAGTGGCGGTGCAAGTAAACGAATATCAGAAAGGACAGCAAAGATGAAAGATGATGCACCTGAAATGTTATTGCAACGATTCAAAATCTACCGTCATTACAAAGGCGGGGAATACACCCTTTTAGGGCTGGCAAAGCTGGAATCTGATTTGACCGACATGGCTATTTATAAAAAGGCTTATGTTGATACAGACACAGTTTTCGTGCGCCCACTCTCAGAATTTAAAGAGAGATTTAAACCGATTTAAGGAAAATCAAAATGAACGAATGGAAGAAAGTATCTGAAGAATTGCCGCCGTTAGACACTCCCGTATGGGCTGGATGGTTTGAATATGATTACAGTTTTACGAGCGGGTTGTTTGTTTTCGCGGATGACGGTATTGATGTTCTCTGGTGCCGTTGTGATGATTCAATATCTTATAACGAGTTTGGTGATTGGCTGAGCGACGATGAATATCCTGTTAGTCATTGGATGCACCTACCGGAGCAACCGGAACCGCCCGAACTACCAACCGCCTGAAGAATAAGGAAAATGGCAATGACAATTTCAGACGACCTACGTCAGCTATCAGTCGCGATAAATTACCTAAACCAAAAACGCAAAGATATTTTAGACGACCTGTCAGTCATATAATATTTAATACTATGATTACAATTGGAAATATAGAAAAAAATATAAAATTACCATTATAAGAACCATGTAACATACTTAACGTATGAGTCTGCATATAATCCCCCCATACCCACAATAAAATCCCATCATTCAAACGATGGGATTTTTTTATGATTGAAATCGTGCCGGTAAAAATATCCGAACATTTCGACGAAACGCGCAAGCTGTCAGCGTTACATTGGCGTGAGACAGAATCGGAATTTTCCAACAGGCCACCTGAACTAGACATCCAAACCTATCAAACACTGGAGGCGCAAAACCTGATTATAGCTTTTGCCGCCGTGTCAGATGGCGAGATTGTCGGATATGTTTCAGGCTTCCTATCTCGCCATCCGCATTACGACCAACTGATAGCGCAACACGACTTGTTGTTCATACATCCATCACACCGAACGGGGCGATCAGGATTAAAACTTATGCGTGAATTTGAGTTGGCAGCAAAAGAAGCGGGCGCCAAAAAAGTCCTATACCACGCAAAGCCGGGCAGTAATTTTGCCAAGTTATTGGAGCGGCTTCAGTTCCAGCAAGAAGAAATCATATTTCATAAAGGTTTGTAATTATGCCAGCAGCCATACCAATCGCCACACTCATTGTCAGCGCAGCAGGTGTCGGTGCCTCGATTTATCAGGGAAATAAACAAGATGCGGCAAACCGCAATTCAGCAAATCAGGCAAAAGAAAATGCCAAAAAAGCTCAAGCGCAGGCTGATATTGACACCAACCGCGCCAATCAAAAACAAACTGACGCGAAATCTATTTTAAGTCAGCAGCAGCAAGACGCGGCAGGCTCAGGCTCAACCATGCTCACAGGCGTGGGAGGTATTGATCCAAATAGTCTGAAACTTGGTAAGCAAACGTTACTGGGCGCTTAAAAATGGAAGACCAACGCAGAAATATTTACCGCCGATGGGAATCTTTAAAGACAGAGCGTTCGTCTTGGATGGACCATTGGCGGGAAATCTCGGAAAACATATTACCGAGAAATGGGCGATTCCTTGACGGCGATTCCAATAGCGGCGGGAAGAAACACAACAAGATTTACGACAACACCCCAATCCGCGCCCTTGATATTTTATCGGCAGGACTGATGGGGGGCTTAACATCACCGTCCCGACCGTGGTTCAAGTTAGCCATGCACGATGACGAGATGAATCAATATCACGAAATCAAAGAGTGGCTGGCTAAGGTTGAAAACATGATGCTGTCTGTATTCCAGCGCAGCAATATATACGGTTCTCTTCACTCCATGTATCAGGAGTTGGCGGCATTTGGTACGGCAGCCTGCATCATCTTACCGGACTACCAAGACGTAATCAGATGCTACCCGCTGACAATCGGCGAATATGCGGTTGCAACAAACTGGCGCGGTGAAGTTGACACGATTTACCGAGAGTTTGAAAAAAGCGTTGTCGAAACGGTTGAAGAATTTGGAATTGAAAACGTCAGCGAATCGACGCGGAATATGTATGAAAGCAAGAAGTACGACCAAAAGGTTAAAATCATTCATGCAATCGAACCGCGCCGAGAGCGAGACCCAAATCGGGAAGACTCGAAGAATATGCCTTATAAGTCGGTATATCTCGAAGTTGGAGCAGAGGATGGAAAGGTTCTTCGTGAATCCGGCTTCCTGCAATTCCCCGCAGTCTGCCCAAGATGGGATATCAGTGACAACAACGTCTATGGCAACAGCCCAGCCATGACCGCATTAGGCGATGTCAAACAGTTGCAATTCAATCAACGTATGAAATTGCGCGGGATTGATTATGCCGTCAACCCGCCAATCATTGCGCCGACGAGCATGAAAGGGCAGTCGGCGGGATTCTTGCCGGGCGGAATCCTGTACCACAACGGCGATGAACAAGGCGAGTCGGTACGGTCGGCATTCAATGTCAATTTGGATTTAAACCCGCTGCTTGCCGATATCAACGACGTTCGACAACGGATTCAATCCGCTTTTTATGCCGACCTGTTTTTGATGGTGTCCCAACAATCTCAAAACATGACCGCCACTGAAGTTGCGGAACGCCATGAAGAAAAGATGTTGATGTTAGGTCCTGTGCTGGAACGCCTGCAAAACGAACTTATCGACCCACTTATTGAAATTACTTTTGACGCAATGGTTAATGCCGGCGTTTTACCGCCACCACCTGACGCCATTGCCGACCAAGATATTAATGTTGTTTTGGTTTCTATCTTGGCGCAGGCGCAGCGAGCCATAGGCGTGAACAGCATAGACCGCTTTGTCGGGGCGATTGCGTCAGTTGCTCAAATCAAACCTGAAGTTTTGGATAATCTGAATGGCGACAAGTGGGCGGAGATATACGCTGATTCATTGGGTATAGACCCGCGCATACTGACAAATCCAGATGACGTATCTGCGATGCGAGAGCAGCGCGCACAACAGCAGGCGGCAGCAAGCCAGTTACAACAGGCAGAGCAGGGCGCAAACATCGCGCAAGCCTTAGCGCAGGCGCAAGGGTTATCAGAATAAGCCCTGCATATAATCGGGAGCAGAATATATAAAATGAATCACGTTGATTTTGACGAACTGGAAGCCAAGAAAAAAAATGACGAGTTGCTACTCAGGCAACAAAGTGAAGATTTTGAATGGCTGATGTCAGAGAAGCGCGGGCGACGTATTATCCGAAACCTACTTGAAGAAGCTGGAGTATGGCGTTCTACATTTAGCGAGACGCCGACCATAGCGGCATTTAAAGAGGGGCGGAGGAATATGGGGTTGCGCTTACTAACCCTTATTGAGCAGACACCAAATTTCCATCTAATTTTAACCAAGGAAAGTGAAGATGAGCATTGAAGAAAATCAAGGCGAAGTAAACAACGAAACACCGGGCGCGGAGCCGCAAAACCAAACTGAAGAAACTTTGCTTGGTTCAGCAGGCAATCAATCCGACACGCCGCCTACCGATAACGAAGAGAACCCTCAAGGCGATACAGGAAGCCAAGAAGACAAAGCGTCAGAAGTCCCCGAAAAGTACGACTTCAAAGCCCCCGACGGCATGGAGTACGACCAAGAAACCATCGATATTTACGCCGAAGCCGCCAAAGAGGCGGGATTGTCTCAAGAAAAGGCTGACATCATCTTAGGCAAAATTGCCCCGCATTTGGCGCAACAACAAATCAAAGCCGTTGAAAAAGCAAGCGCAGAATGGAAGGCGGCTTCACGCGCAGACGCTGAATTTGGCGGCGACAAACTGAATGAAAACATGGCGGTTGCTGCAAAGGCAATGGAAAAGTTCGCTACACCTGAACTGAAAACATTGCTGAACGAAAGCCGACTAGGGAACAACCCCGAAGTTATCCGCCTGTTCTACCGTGTCGGAAAAGCCATCTCCGAAGATGGTTTCGTATCGGCAACAGGTGCGCCGCAAAACAGCGACGCCCGCGCACTTTTCCCAAACACCAAAAATCTTAATCCATAAGAAAGGAAGTTAAAACATGGCAACCTTGAACTCACGCCATCCTACACTCGCAGACGTTACCGCCCGCTTGGGTCAAGACGGCAAAATCATCCACAACATCGTTGAGATTCTGTCCGAGAAGCATGACGAACTGGAAGATATGGTCGTCGTAGAAGCCAACGGCGTTACCGAACATACTACTACCGTTCGTGGCGGCTTGCCTGATACTGCATGGCGCCGTCTGTATAAAGGTATCCCAAACAGCAAATCAACCGTCGTTTCTGTAAAAGATTCGATGGGCGAACTGGGCGCGCGCGCTTTGGTCGATGAAAAATTACTCAATCTGAATGGCAATTCTGCCCAATGGCTGATGTCCGAAGAAGCCCCGTTCATCGAATCAATGGGCCAAAAAATGGCTGATACATTGTGGTATGAAGACGGCAACATCAATCCTGAACGTTTCATGGGTTTCGCGCCGCGCTTCTCAAACAAGTCTGCCGAAAATGGCCGCAACATCATCGATGCCGGCGGCGAGGGCGCAGACAACGCCTCTATTTGGCTGGTTGTATGGGGTGTTGATACCGTCCATTGCATTTACCCGAAAGGCTCAAAAGCAGGCTTGCAAAAGAAAGACATGGGCATCGTTACCGTCAATGACGACGAAGGCAACCGCTACGAAGCCCACGAAAGTAAATACGTTTGGGAAAACGGCTTGTGCGTCCGCGACTGGCGTTATGTTGTCCGCATTGCGAACATCGACGTAAAAAAACTGGATAAAACACTGAAAACCGGTCCTAACCTGCCTGAATTGATGGTTGATGCTTTGGAGCTTGTTCCGAACCTGAAAGGCCGCCCTGCGTTCTACATGAACCGCACATTGCGTCGTATGTTGCGCGCTCAAATTGCAGCAAGCGCAAACCACACCATTACCCAGCGCGAAGTTGGCGGCAAGTTGGTAACTCATTTCGGCGACGGCGAGGGCGTGCCGGTTCGCGTTACCGATTCACTGTTGTCCACTGAAGCCCGCGTGAAATAAGGAGCGACAAATGATTATTGATTCTTTACTTGAACTGTCCATCAAACAAGCCGTAACCACGTCTGCCGCCTCGACCAACGTTGTTGATTTTGGTTTGAAAAATCCGAATCTTGGCAATGGGCCATCTCCGTTGTACGCCGTATTTACCGTTCCCGAAGCATTTACAGGCGGTTCGCTGACTATCGCCCTGCAAGATTCCGAAAACAACACGAACTTCACGAACGTCATTACCGGCGTCACCATTGCGGCAGCCGACCTGAAAGCGGGCGCGCAATACGTTCTGCCCCTGCCTGTAAAACACCGCCGCTACATTCGCGCCTACTACGCCGTCACAGGTTCAATGACAGCAGGCAAAATCAACGCAGCAATCGTCAGCGGCTTACAAAACAACGAGCCGATGCCCGAATCTCGTAAAGTATGGAGCGGCAAACAATGAAAGTAGTGGCCATTAAACGAGGCTTTTACGGCCAAATCCGCGAAGAGGGCGACACTTTTGAAGTGGAAGATGGCCTGACTGCATCATGGTTTAGCCATCTCGACCAAGAAGACAAGCAAGAGCAGATTCAAGAGCCGACAGGCGGCAAATACGACAATCTGACAAAAGAGGAGCTTCAAGCCCTCTTGGATGAACGTGGTATTGACTATCATGGCAATACAGGCGAAGCCGCCCTGAAAGCCTTGTTGGAATCCAGCGACGAAGCATAAAGAAACGGAACAAGGGCGGGAAACCGCCCTTTTTTAATGGATGAAAAAATGTCTTCAGTAATCGATATTTGCAATTTGGCATTAAGCCATATCGGGCAGGCAGCAGACGTATCAAGCATAGACCCGCCCGAAAACTCAATCGAGGCGGAGTATTGCGCCCGATTCTATCCGATAGCGCGTGACACTTTGTTAGAGGCTCACGCATGGGATTTTGCATTAAGGCGCGAACCGCTCGCCACTTTGAAACATAATTCAAAGCAATGGCGGTTCTGCTATGCCGTACCAACGGAATGCCTGCAAATCATAGGCATATTCCCCGAATCGGCGGCCAATGATATTGACTGCCTGTCGGTCAATCATGCCCGCGAAACAACTGCGGACGGTCATAGAATTATTTGGGCAAACACTGAAAATGCGATTATTCGCTACACGCAGCGTGTTCAAAATTCACATCTATTCACGCCCGTTTTCACTGTTGCCCTATCGTGGAAACTGGCGGCAATGCTGGCAGGCGCAATCATAAAGAGCGATACCGGCGCGCAGTACGCGGCAATGTGTGAATCACAAGTGCAAAGCCTGATTGCGCAGGCGAAAAATAACGACGCGCGGCAATTCTCACAGCAAATCCAATTTACACCGGCAGCAATATTAGCGAGGCAGTAATGGCAAACACACGTCTTCTACAACAGTCATTTATCGGCGGCGAAGTTTCGCCAAATATGTTTGGGCGTATCGAAGACCCGTATTATCGGAACGGGCTTTCCGAGTGTCGGAACTTTGTTATCCGCCCCGATGGCTCGGCAGAGAATCGGGCGGGATTTGAGTTTGTGAATGTTGCGCGTAACGATTATTCCAAAGCACGCCTGATTCCATTCCAGTTTTCAAACGACCAATCCTTTGCAATCGAAATGGGCGTCGGATACTTCCGCTTCCACACCAACGGAGCGACGTTGTTGAATGACGAAGAGCAGCCCTACGAAATTTCCAGCCCATACAATGAAAACGAGATTTTCGACGTGCATTACGTCCAATCAGGCGACGTGATGACGCTTGTTCATCGTAACCATTATCCATGCGAACTACGCCGCCTGTCTGCAAAGCAATGGGAATTTAAGCCCATCACTTTCGGTGCGGCAATCGGATCACCCAAAGGAGTAACGGGTCAAGCACACAAAGGCGGAGATGCAGGCAACCCAAACAAAGTCTATTACAACACTCAGTATTGCGTAACAGCAGTCAGCAATGACGGCTTAAATTCCGAGTCTGAAACTTCAGAAATCGTTACCATCAACAATAACGTTTACGTCACAGGTAATCACAACCGTATCGAATGGCAACCAGTAGAGGGGGCTGGACGTTACAAAATCTACAAACGCACAAGCGGCATTTTTGGCTATATTGGTCAGACGACCGAGTTACATTTCATTGACGATAACATTGCCGCAGACACATCGGCAACCCCGCCGATTTACGACAACATCTTTTTGCAAGGTGGGATAGATTCGTTTATTGGCGTGAAGCCAATCACAATCCCCAATTACGGAAAAATTGTTGCGCCGGTAATCGAGAGCGAGGGCAGTTATACAACCTTGTTTTCAAATGCTGGCGGCAAAGAAGTATTTACCGGAACGCCGTTTAACACCTACATCGACAATGTAGTAGGAACCGTCACTTATAAAATCGAGCTTGAAGACAAGACAGGAAGCGGGGCTGTCTTGTCGTTAGCGTTTCTTGGCTATAAATTAAAGAGCGTGGAAGTTCTAAGCCCCGGCAGTGGATACACCAATCCTAGGCTAAAGATTTACAAGAAAAAAGCCGGCACTGCTGACGAGTGGGTGGAGTACACAAGAACTATTATCCATGCTGCGATTAAATGGAATCTGTCTCAAAACTTCTCAATCCTGATCGGAGATGAGGAGGGGGGCGGAGCAGGCGCAACAGCGAATCCAATTATCAGAGATGGGCAAATGGTGGACGTATTAATAACCTCTCGCGGTTATGGTTACAAAAAGCCAAGCATGATTCTGAAAGGCGAAAGCATCTCACAGAATATTGAATTTGAGCGAGCCGTTATAACCCAGTCTTCTTTTCCGTCTGCCGTTTCATACTTCCAGCAGCGGCGAGTATTTGCCGGCACCAGAGAAAAACCGCTGCAAGTATGGATGACGAAGACAGGGACAGAAAGCAACCTGAGCTACTCACTGCCGATTAAGGACGACGACCGAATCTCTTTCAAACTGGCTTCGCGCGAAGCAAGCATGATTCAGCATATTATCCCGCTGAATAAAATGATTCTGATGACGGGCAGCGCGGAATGGAACGTCAATACCTTGAACACTGACTACCTGACGCCATCGTCAATTTCAGTATCGCCCCAGTCCTACATCGGGTCGTCTATGGTTCAGCCGATTATCGCCAATAACTCGCTGATTTACGCGGCGGCGCGCGGCGGGCATATTCGGGAACTTGCTTACAACTGGCAGGCAAACGGCTACATCACAGGCGATATATCGATACGCTCAAGCCACCTGTTCGACAATAAAAAAATCCTCGATATGTGCCTGCAAAAATCGCCGTTCCCGGTCGTTTGGTGCGTATCGTCAGACGGAACGCTTTTAGGGCTGACATACCTGCCCGAACAGAGTATCGGCGCATGGCACAAGCACGATACAGACGGTCATTTTGAAAGCGTAACGTCAGTCACAGAGGGCGAAGATGATGTGCTTTATGCCATTGTCCGCCGCCATGTAAACGGCAGAGATTTACGATACGTCGAGCGTATGAAGCCGAGAAAATTCACTTCCCAGAAAGACTACTACTTCATGGACGGCGGTTTGACTTATCGCGGGAATCCCATAAGCACAGTAAGCAATCTTGGGCTTTTGGAGGGCAAGACGGTTTGTGTTCTAGCCGACGGAAACGTCATGCCGAAAACAGTCGTATCAAACGGCACGATTCACTTACCGGACGGAATCAAAGCGTCAGTTATCAGCGTCGGCTTACCGATAGAGGCGTCTATAACCACTCTTCCGCTTGCCTTTCAGGTTGATGCGGCAATGGGGCAGGGGCGCACAAAGAGCCTGAATAAGGTTTGGTTGCGGGTGTATGAATCTGTCGCGGTTCTTGCGGGTATTTACGGCGGCAAGATGTATGAATACAAGCAACGGACGACAGAGGTATTCAGCCATCCGACCCGACCAAAGACCGGCATAATTGAAATCAACATTGGCGGACAATGGGATGATGACGGATTGATGCAGGTCAAACAACATAACCCGCTACCGTTAACCGTTCTGTCGGTATCCGCCGAGTTTTCGGTCGGTTGAAGCCTGCATATAAAACAAAGAACTCATGGTTAAATTCCTAAATTCAGGAGGTTTAATCATGAGTTCTTCTTCTATTGATTGGAATAAATTCGGCGATTATGCCGGCCTCGCTACACAGGGAATCGGCGTAATCGGTCAGGTTGCGGGCGCGTTTTATTCCGCCCGTTCCATCCGCAGAAATGCGGAGCTTCAAGCGTTCATGGCGGAGATGAACGCCAAGAATAACGAACGACAGGCGCAAAACGTTTTCTTGCAACGCGATAAACAGATAGCCGCGCTTGGAATCAAATCAGGCCGTCTGAAAAGTTCCCAGCGTGTAGCACTGGCGGCGAACGGCGTGGACTTATCCAGCGAAAACGCCGTGGAGCTTTTGGCAGATACTGAATTTATGAAAGAGGTCGATAAGGACCAAATCGAACAAAACGCAGTTGCCGAGGCGTGGGGATACCGCTTACAGGGCGTTCAAAACCAAAACCAAGCCCTATTTGCACGGGCGCAGAAAGCAGGGGTTTCACCACTGCTTGCAACGCATAACACCATGCTCACAGGAGCCAGTCAGGTTGCGCAAAACTGGTACGCCCTGAAGAAACAGGGCGCGTTCCAAAGCAAGCAAAAAACAGACGACCTGATTTACGGGTTATACGCCATGAATAACGGGTGGAAATAATGAGAGTACCGACATCAAACGAATTTAGCGTCGGCGTAGCAAATGCGCCGTCAGCAAACTTTGCCGCGCCAAATCTTCCCGATGTTGGCATAGAGGTAACGCGCGCAGGCAATCAGGCATTTTCAGCAGGGCAAGAGGTTGTAAACGCGCAGATGAAAATGCTTGCGGAAATGAACGAGCTTGCGACCGATAACGCTTTGGCGCAGGTAAAGGCATTCGAGCAGGATTTGCGCGTCAATCCCAATAACGGCTATGAAAATTTGCGCGGCGAGAACGCGCTAAACCGCCCGAACGGTCAATCATTGGTCGATGAATACGACGGCTACTTGATGGAACATGCCAACGCGATTAAAGACACGCTGAAAAACGACGTGCAAAAAGCATTGTTTACCCAGCGCCTTGACGGCATCCGCCAAACCTTGCGCAATAAGACCGGCGAGCATTTACTGACAGAGGGTCGAAAATGGAAAGACACCTCGCTCAATACGCAAATCGAATTAGCCGCCAATTCGTTTTCACTTTCCACGACGGACGAAGAACGGGACGCAGCCATCGACCGCGCCATTTCAGCAGCAAGAGGGCTTCAAGACCTGTATGGTTGGGATGGCGAAACCATGCAAAAGAAAGTCATGGATGCTTCGGATAAGGCAATCAGTCAGGTAATCGACGACAAAATCGACAAAGGCGACTATGCCGAAGCCCGCCGCCTTGCCATCCAATATGGCGCATTTGCACATGGCGATACCGTTGTCAAAGCGCGCCAAAAAATCGAGCAGGCATACCAAGACCAAATCATTGAGGACGCCACCGCCAACTTCAAGCCGGGCGACACAATCCGCATCCCCGTCAATATCAATTCCGCGCAGGCGCAGACAGGTAACCCAGTTCAAGATACTGTAAACCGAATCATCGGCGCGGAATCAGGCGGCAACCCAAACGCAAAAAATACAAAAAGTTCTGCTGAAGGGCTGGGGCAGTTCATTGATTCGACGTGGTTCCATATGGTACGGAAATATCGACCAGACATCGCCAACGGCAAAACGAACGCGCAGCTCAAAGCAATGAAACGAGACCCTGCGGTTGCTCGTGAGATGACGACCCGTTACGTCGAGCAAAACGCCGCCCTACTCAAAAAACACGGATTCCCTGTCAATATTCGAAACCTCTACGTTATGCACTTTTTGGGCAGCGGAGAAGGCCCGAAGCTGTTGCGAGCCGACCCGAATCAACCTGTATCGTCTTTCATTTCGGCGCAATCCATCAATGCGAACCAAAAGGTTTTATCAGGCAAGACCGCGCAGCAGGTTTTGGACTGGGCGGCACGGGCAATGAAAGTGGGTAAAGGCGGCGGAGGCGGTACAAGTTACGTCAGCATTCCGACAGGCGACCCCGTAGCGATGGAAAAGGCAATCCGCCAACTTCCGAAGAATCAGCAGGCGAGCGTCCGCGCGAACATCAACCGTCAAATATCGGCTTACAAAGAAGTCGAAGAGCAACGAAAAGCCCAGCGCGACAACGCCATTGCAGGGATTATCGAAACCAACGGCGGGAATGTTCAATCCGTTCCGCGCAGTGCGTGGGCATCTCTCACGCCTGAAGAACGACGGAAATTTACAGCATTTGGTCAATCCATCAAAACCAACAACGAGAAAGAATTGCAGGATAGGCACGTTGACGACTATCTGATAATGCAAAACCCTGACGTACTAAGCAAAATGAGCGAAGACAGCATCATCGCTTTACGCCCAAAATTTGGTAAGTCGTGGACGGAATCGCTTTTAAGGAAGAAGCAGAGCATTGATAAAAATGGCATTCAACACGCCAAATTATCGAACCTGCGATTCAATGAAACATTGCGTCAAGAGTTTGATATCGACCCCGATAAGACAGGCAAGTCAAATGAACAGAAACGACAAATTGCCATTATCCGATACAACAGCGACCGCGCCATTGAAGCGGAAGAAAAGCGGCTTGGTAGAGAGATGAGCGAGGATGAAAAAGTAGCGACCATTCGCAAACTTGCCGCCGCCACCGTTGTAACAGAACGCGGGTGGTTTAGTGATACCAAGAAATCAATTTTGGAAATTTCCCCTGACGACAAAACAATTTCCGTGAGATATTAATTATGGCAGATACAAACGACATTCAAAAACGACGCGCTGCGCTACTTGCCAGCTTTGGCGTAAATCCTGACGAAGTAGCCGAAATCAACCGTAAGGCGGCAAGCCTGAAAGTGCCTGTCGGGGTGGTAAAGGAAATGCCGCAGACAGCCAATACCCGCATGAAGTTGAACGAAATCGAAGCACAAGTCGGCGGGCTTTCCATTCTTCCGCAACGTCTTTCAGATCAGAAATTTTCAGACCTGTCACACGACGACATCGGCGAACTTTCAGAAATCGAGCGCAAAGCAGGCGTATTACGCGCCGCACCTGAAGATGGATTTTTCACAGATATCGGCAAATCCCTGAAGCGCGGATGGTACACAGGCAAAAAAAATCTATACGGATTGATTGCAAGAAGTGATTTTTTCGGACTGGAAAAGCAACGCGAAGCAGCGGCAAAAGCAAATGGCGTGTATTACAACCGCGAATTGGATATCGCCCATTCCCAAGCAAAATTACAGCGAGATATCGACCGATACGCACCTGACGCGACACTTCAGAACCAGCAACGCGGGCTTGCAGAGCAGAAAACATTGGCGGGTGCTGCCGGTTATCTCGTCAAAAATCCAACCCTGTTACTCAACACGTCGGCTGAATCACTGGGGCAGAATGCTTTAGGTTTGGTGGCAGGTTTGCCAACGGGCGGAATCGCTACCATCGGAACGGTCGGTGCGTCGTCGGGCGCGCAGGAATACGCCGCGACGATGGAAGAGATGCTGAATGAGCACGCAAACGAATTGGGCGGTATGACTGAAACGCAAAAATACGCATACGCCCTGACCCGTGAAGACTGGATGGCTGAGGCGAAGAAAAAGGCGTGGAAACGCGGCATCGCTATCGGTCTGTTCGATGCGGCAACCGCAGGCTTGGCAGGTCGTCTGCTTGGTGGTGCGACAGGCAAACTCAGTGCAGCGGCGCGAACCGCAGGGGAAGCGGGCATTCAGGCAGGCGGCGGCGCGGCAGGCGAAGCAACAGCACAAGCGCTGACTGGGGAATACAAGCCGGGCGATATCATCATGGAGGCGTTCTCGGAACTTCCGACAGGCGCATTTGAGGCGCGGAGTAATTACAAATCAGCACGCGCCAAAGTAGAGGAGCGAGCCGCCCAAGTTCAAGCGGCAGAGCAGGCGCGCGCGCGCCTAAAAGAACAAGCGCAAGCCGTTACCAATTCCCGCCTGACAAAACGCGCCCCCGATGTTCAGGCTTCCTATGTGAATGATGTTTACGCCGACAATCAGAAAATATACTTCGACGGCGGTGCATTGATGCAGTCGGGACGCGCAGCCGCCGTTGCCCAAGCTATGCCCGATATGGCGGGAAAAATCCAAGAGGCAGCGGAAACCGGCGGCATGGTAGAAATGACGCGAGGAGATTTTCACGCCCGTTTGACACAGGAAGACCAAAACGCACTGGCGGAAATCGCAATGGAAACGCCCGATTCCATGACCGCCGCCGGAGCCGAAGAAATCCGCAAATCAGGATTTGATGCCATGATGGACGAAGCCTATCAGGCTGACTTGACGCGCCATCAAGAAGAGCAGGCTCAGGCAGAGCAAGACAGGCGCGTAGCGGAATTTGAAGCATTCAAAGAGGAGGTAAAGGAACAGCTTACCGCCACAGGGATGATAGATACTGCGCAGGCTGAAGCAAACGCCACACTTTACGCGCGCGCAATCGAAACCCTTGCAGGTCGTCTGAATATGGGAATCCGTGATTTTGACGCGGCATACGGCGGCTTGAACGTGGTCGGAGAAAACCTGATTGACGACGGCGTATTGAATCAATCGGCATCGGCAATGAAAAGCACTGAAGCCAATCTGCAACGCGGGCGAGACGCAATGAATAAAGCCCTTATTGAGAAAGCAGACCAAAAACGCGCAATGTATCGAAGTGATACAGGCTGGATTGATTTTGTTTGGGGCAGCGAGGGCGTTTTAAAAGCCAACGGCAAAACAAAAGGAGCGATGGGTTTAGCGCATATTATTGAAAGCCGTATGCGTAAAGATGGAATGAGTTATCAAGATGTGGCAGAAATGCTGACCATGCAGATAACCGACACAATCGCCAAAGGCGGCAGCAGCAGGATTTACAGCAATGGGAAATCTGAAAGTATGTTCATAGAACATAACGGATACCGCGCAACCCTTGTAAGAAACAAAGGTTCTAACGGCTGGCTGATGAATGCTTTTGAATTACATCAAGGCGGCGATACCGGGAAGAGTAACGATTCCAAAGTACCTACGCACGACCAAACTACACGTCATCGTTCGGAAGTGGGAGCGCCTGATGTATTAAACAATTTTACCCAAGACACCGACGCCAATCAAGACATGCTGTATCAAGGCGGTGCAGACCGTGGAATGTTCAGCCGTGAGCATAACCTGATTGCCCTGTTGAAAAACGCCGACGCATCTACATTCGTTCATGAACTGGGACATTTCTTCCTTGAAACAAATACCCGCATCGCCCGCGACCTGACCGCCAAGCCTGCCGAGAACCTGACCGAGCAGGAACGGCGATTCCTGTCCGATGTTCAGACGACCTTGGATTGGTTCGGCGTGAAAGACCTTGCCGCATGGGACGCAATGAGCCTGAACGAGCAACGCGAGAATCACGAAAAATGGGCGCGCGGTTTTGAAGCCTACCTGTATGAGGGCAAAGCACCAAGCGAAGAATTGCGCGGGGTATTCCGCCGTTTCCGTTCATGGTTGAAGCAGGTGTATCAATCCCTGAAAAACCTGAACGTAGAATTGACCGATGAAGTCCGCAGCGTGTTTGACCGAATGTTTGCCAGCGACGAGCAGATTCAGCAAGCCCAATACATCAACGGCATGACCCCGATGTTTGAAGATGCGGCACAGGCGGGCATGGACGACACGGATTATGCGCAATACCGGCACAACACCGAACGGGCGACGGCGGAAGCGCAAGACGACCTGACCGCCCGCGCGTTACGCGACATGGCGTTTATCCGCAATCTTCGTGCGCGAAAAATCCGCGAGATGCGTAAGCAGTACAAAGCAGACTTCCAGCGCGCGGAAATGGCGGCACGAGGCAGCATCATGAGCCAGCCCGTATATCGGGCATGGCAGCTTCTGACTGCCCGCATGACCGAAGAAAACCGCATCGGAGACGGCAAGCCGAAATTCAGCAAGCAGGTTGACGCAGCACATGACAGCCTGTTTGAAGCCATAGCCAAACTTGGCGGCGTGAATAAAGACGAAATGATTAGCCAATTCGGATTAGACCCAAAAGACAAAATCCCCGCCGTCCATATCGGATACCCTGTATTGAGAAAAACCAACGGGCGCAGTATCGACGGCATGATTGAGGCCTTGACCGAAGAGGGATACTTGCCCGTTGACGATACAGGCAAGGCAGACCCGCGCGATTTTGAAGAACGCTTCTTTGATGAAATGCGTGGTACCAAGCGTTACAGTTCCGCCTATGTGCCGCATGAACAAAAGGCGGGCGACCATGTAGCCAACCCATACGCCCTGACCGCCGTCCGCTTCGACCATGACAGCCTTGTCGCAATGGGCGTGGACGGGCAGACGCTTGAACGCCTGATTGATTTTGACATGACGCGCAAAAACGGCGGAATGCACCCCGACCTTGTATCAGACCTGATTTTGAACGAAGACGGCGAGCCGGTATTCTCAGGCGGCGAAGATTTAATCCGCGCCCTGACCGAAGCCCAGCCACCGCAGGAAGCAATCGAAGAGACAGCATACCTGAACGTTCTCGCAGAAAAAGGCGAAGTACCGACGCAGGCAGACTTTGAAGAAGCCGCCGACCTTGCCGCGCACAGCGAAATCCGTCAGCGCATCATCGCCGCCGAGTTTAAAGCACTATCCAAAGCAACAGGCGCCGCCTCGCTGATTGGCAAAGCCGCATCTGTTTACGCAAAAGAAAAAGTCGAGCAAATCAAAGTCCGAGATTTGCGCCCGTCGGTCTATACCCGCGCGGAAGCCAAAGCCGCCAAAGCAAGCATGGAAGCATTCCGCAAAGGCGATATTCCGACCGCCGCCACGCAGAAACGCAATCAACTGTTGCAAAACTCAATGGCACGCGAAGTCTTGAAAGCCCGTGAAGAAATGGAATCGGCGCGCAAATACTTGAGCAAATTTAACCGCGTCGTCAAATCCATTGATATTGAGTACCGCGAGCAAATCGAAGCCTTATTGGAATCGGTGGAATTGAGCAACGCACCAAGCCTGAAAGACTTGGATAAACGCACTTCCCTGCTCCAGTTCGTCAAAAAGATGGAAGAGCAAGGACGCGCCCACAACATCGACGCTGAATATATTGCGGAAATTCAAGCGAAACGGAACTACCGCGAGATGACCGTTGAAGAAATGCGCGTACTGGTGGACACTGTGAAAGGCATCGAGCATTTAGGCCGCCTGAAAAACAAGATGCTGACCGCCCGCGATAAGCGCACCTACCAAGAAATCCGCGATAACATCGTTGAATCCATCAAAGAGAATGCGCGGACGCACGATAAGCGCACATCGACAGCGGCAAACAACATCGAACGCTTGGAAGATACCGGCAGCGGCATTTTGTGGGGACATATCAAGATATCGTCTATCGCGCGCATACTGGACGGCGGTAAAGACGGCGGCGCGTTTTGGAACTACTTCATCCGCCCAATCAACGAGGCAGCCGACCGAGAGGCAACCATGACAGCGGAGGCGGCGGAAAAACTCGAAGAAATCTTGAAACCGCTGAATGACAAACTTGGCTTTAAAGAGTATTGGAGCAAAGGGAAAGAATACATCGGTTTAGGAAGATTGAACCACCGCCAACTGTTCGCCATCGCCTTGAATATGGGTAACGACGGCAACATTCAACGCTTATTGAGCGGCGGGCATGGCAATATGCGCGACTGGAAAATCGACCATGTATTAGGCGCGTTGCAAGACCTGACGAAAGAAGAATGGGAAGCTGTTCAAAAAGTTTGGGATATGTTCGAGAGCTACCGCCCACAAATTGCCAAGCTGGAAAGAAAGGTTGTAGGTACGGAGCCGCAATGGGTTGAACCTAAGCCGCTGACCGTCCGTACCTCAGACGGAGAGATGCTGACATTGCGCGGCGGGTATTACCCAGCCAAATATGATTCCACTAGCACACAGGCGGCAGAGAGCGGTAACGCCCTTGCTGACATCGAGGACATCAAGAGCGCGGCGAAGATGGCGGCAAACACGCGCCATAACTTCACGAAAGACCGAGCGGAAGCCGTGAAGAATCGCCCGTTGCTGTTGGATTTATCCGTGACCTACAACGGACTGAATGAAATCATCCATGACATCACGCACCGCGAAGCCGTTATCGACGCCGCTCGCCTGTTGAAATCAAGCAGTATTGACAAGGCAATCCGCGAAACATTAGGCGCACAGGCGAAGCAACAACTGAACAAAGCCCTTGAAGATATTGCACGCGGCAATACCGCGCCGGTAGAAGGTTTCGATGAGTATTCAGGATTGCTCCGCCAAAACGTCAGCATGGCCGGGCTTGCCTTCAACATCGTATCGGCAATTCTTCAAAGTACAGGCTTCGTCCCTGCCATCGCAAGATTAGGCGGTAAGTACGCTTGGGCGGGCTTGTCCCAATTCACCACCCACCCCATCAAGGCGACGCAATCGGCGATGGAGCAGTCGGAGTTTATGCGCAACCGTGGCAACACCCGATTGCGGGAAATCCGAGAAGTAGCGGCAACCATCAACGGCGCGGGCAAAATCCGTAAATTCTTGAACAAGTATTCTTACTGGCTGATGATGAAAATGCAGCAGGTCGTCGATACCGCCATTTGGCACGGCGCACTTGCAAAGGCGATGGATAGCGGCAAAGACCTGGACACCGCCATCAAGCTTGCCGACCAAACCGTCCTAGACACGCAGGGTGGCGGGCAAATCAAAGACCTTTCGGAATTTGAACGCGGAAGCAACACGCAGAAACTATTCACCGTGTTTTACGCCTACATGAACACCGCCCTAAATCAGGGATTCGTCGAAGTGAAGACACAGAAGAGCAAAGCCAAGCTGGCGGCGGATTTGATGATGATTTACGTCGTGCCGACCGCGCTTACTGCCCTGATGAAATCCGCATTGATACCGGGCGACGATGATGACGATTTAGCTAAGAAACTGGCAAAAGAGCAAATCAGTTTCTTGCTTGGCTTGTTCGTCGGCGGTCGAGAGATGGCGCAACTAGCCAACATTATTACGGGCGACCGCTTCTATGGCTATGCAGGCCCGTCAGGTTTGCGCCCAATCGACGATACATACAAATTCGCGCAACAGGCGGCACAGGGCGAAATAGACCATGCGTTCGTTCGTGCAAGTATCAACCTGCTTGGCGATGTTTACGGTATCCCGTCAGCGCAAATCAATCGAGCCATCAAGGGAGCAGAAGCGTTACAAAATGACGAAACGGACAATCCTGCCGCGTTACTGTTCGGGTATCAAGGCAATTAATCAGTCCTGCATATAACAGCCTCTTTGAGAAATATCATTAGGTATTTCCAAAAGAGGCTTTTTTTATGGCAATCCATTCTCAAAGCGTCAAAACTGGATTCTTTACCGGCAATGGTACAGAGCGTATTTACCCGTTCAATTTCAAGATTTTTCACCCGTCAGACGTATTGGTTTACACGGCAAAAGCCGATGCCCCCGACGAGATGAAACTTGCCTTTGGCGAAGAGTATGAAGTAACCAAAAACCCAGACCAAGAGAACAACGCAGGCGGCACCGTCACGCTGAAAAATCCGCTTCCGACAGGCAGCAGAATGATTATTGTCAGCGGACTGGCTTACACGCAGCCGACCACGTTTACCAATCAGGGCGGGTTTTATCCGCAGGTATTGAACGGCAGTTTAGACCGACAAGCGATTTTATCCCTGCAAATTCTCGACCGATTGCGTCGGACATTGCACCAACCCATAACGTCCGACAAAGAACTCAACCTAGCCATCCCCAATCCTGAGCCAAAATCAGGGCTTTCATGGAGTGAGGACGGCACACGAATAGTCAACAACGACTACCCGCAGCAGGTGGAGCAATTCCAGCAAGACGTGCGCGGGTATGAGAAGCAGGTCGGCGCATTTAACGGAACAGTCGAAGAGTTCAACAGGACGCTCGGAGACAGCAAAAAAGAGTTTGCCGACCAGTCCGACCGATTCCGATTATCCGTTGACAACCTGAACACCGCCTTTAGCGAACGGTCGGCGGAAGTGAAAGAAAAGGCGCGGCAGATTGAAGAATACGTTTTCAACGAATCAGGGCGGACAAGCCTGTCAATCGCCGACCTATATGCCCAGCTTGGCGCAATCACACAGGACGGCGGGTATTCAAACATCCCCGACGAAAGCGGCGTAAGTGAGCGTTTCTTGCGTGATATGCAGCTTTATTTTGGCTATTCCGCCTATTCAAAACTGCCCGACGAAAGCGGAGTTAGCGAGAACTTTTTGGCACAGTTAAGTAATTACTTTGGCAAGCCATACACACACCAAGACAGCAAGCAAGACGGCGTCAGTGAGAATTTTTTAAACGAACTTAGAAAATATCTAGGAGTTAAACAACCATGAGCATGAATCTAGTCGGTAATACCAACTACGAAAAGGGCATGGCGATCATGTCCGAACAAATCAAAGCCATCCAAGAAAAGCTGAAAATGACGGGCGGCAATTTCGATAACGCGACTATCGGCATGACGGGGAAATTCCGTAATACCGTCCAGCTTTTGATGAAGCTTGAAGAAGCTGAAAAGAATGCCGCAATGGTGGAATTGGAAGAAGGCGTTTACGAATTGCCATTCCAAATCAAAATCACGAAGCAGAATTTCCCGAGCGTCAAAGGCATTAAAGGTGCAGGTCGTGACAAAACCGTCCTGAAATACGGCTGGGGCCAGGAGATTGACTGGGACCCTGACACCAACAAAACCGACGCCCGTTGGTTCGGCGGTATTTTGATTAACGGCGTGAAAGACAAGGTTTTGAAAGACTTCAAAATCGAATATACCGGAGAATTTTACCGCGAGGGGAATACCTATTTCGGCGCGATCAACAACATCCACATCAACAATTCAAACAACTGCCTTGTTGAGAACGTTGAATCAACAGGCGCAAACCGTATGGGTATTTACCTGACAAGTAACGAAGCGGCATTTACCGATAATGACAAGGTATTCCGCGGTGAATTGAGTGTTGACAACCTGACGCACCACTCAATGAACAACCGTGTCGTCAACTGTTACTGCCACCACAACCGCGTCGCCGGTATTTCCGCGGCGAATCAAATCAACTGCATAATCGAAAACAACGTATTAGAACGAAACGGACACGAGAAAGACGGCGGTACCGGCTACGGCTTCGCTTCGGGGGCAGGCTCAGTTAATGTGAATATGATTATTCGCAACAACCGCGCCATCTACAACTACCGCAAGGGTATCGACTCGCACGACGCCTACGACTTTATCGTCAAAGGAAACCACATTGAGGGGAATCGATTATTCGGTATTGCCATTGAAAGCCGTGGTTATCCGCAGCGTAAGATTGAAATCGAGGGCAACAAAATCATCCAAGACCCGAAATTCCGCCTCGCTAAAGATGACGACTACCCCGAGTATGAAAAAGACAAGAACCGCGACTACTACCGATACACATCAATCCGTATCGAAAACAAATCGCAGCCAAATCAGGCATGGCGAAAACAGCCGGCAAACGTATCAATCGTCATCAAAAACAATGAAATCAAAGACATTGAATGGGACGGTCGCGGCGTACACCGCGTGTTTGAAATCCGAAACAACGAGCAAGCAACGCACGTTCGATTGAGCACTGAAATCTCAGGCAACACCATCAACGGTAAAAATGTTCATAACATCTTCTTCGGCGCTGGTCCGGGCCATAACGGATTGGGCGACTTTGTGTTTAAGAACAACAAAGTGACGCTTGAGCAGGTTGTTGAAACGCCGTTCTACATTCAAGAAACGAATCGAAGCGGTGAAATCGGCGGCGTATTTGAAGTCAGTGGCAACACGTTGAATTTCGGCAAGACTGCCGACCAAGCAGACAACGACATCATGTTCTTCAAGACCGATGTTAGACCGCTGATTAAATTCAACGGCAACACATTACAGTATGCCGGCGTCCGTCGTTATCAATTCGGCTTTGCCTCGCAATCTCAAAACAGTACATCCAAGTTTGAGATTATGAACAACACTTGGACAGGCCCTACAAAAGACAGCTTTACAGGTAAGTTCATCAACCTGACAAACATCCCTGCCGCAAACGTGAACGTTTACAACAACAAAGTGGGAGAGGAAGTCATCACTTTTGATGGCGCGACCACCAATGCCGAATCAGCCACGCCGAAAGAGTTGCCAGCAGAATCAGCGACCCCGAAAACATGGGAAGAGATTTACGCAGCAGCCAAGCCGACCGCGACAGTAACAGCGCCGGCGGCAACTTATACGCTTAACTGGGACGGCGCGACGGCAGAAAGCGTGAGCAGTGCAGACGGTCAATTCACTATTACCAAAGCCGAGGGCGAGGAAGGAGCAACACCAAAAGATTATCCGGGCTTAATCGATAAAGAGGGCGGCGTTATTCGTGCCCGCCTGAAGTTTGCAAGAGGTTCAGCCGGCGCTTACGGATTGGTAAGCATGCCACTGACGGAGCGAATCACAACACTACTCCTCCCAATCAAGGTTCTCAATCTTGGCGGGCGTAGTAAAACTGGGGCGATTGTTGCAGGTGCATTTAAGTCAGCAACAAACACAGCAGTCGATGGGGCGATTGTCTTCGTCGAGGGCAGCACAGAGGATAAATTCCGCATTACCCGTCCTCTCGGCGTTACCGTTGACGGCAAGGTTTACAAAAACGAGGAACTGTCTTTCAACAAGACCTACGTCATTTCCATGAACGTCGGCACAGGTGCAGACCGAATTACCATCGGTTCGGCGTACAACGGCAACGGCATGGCGTCGGTAGATATCGGCAAAGACTTGGCATTCTTCAACCGCAGCATGAGCGAGCCTGAATTGCAAGCCGCAGCCATCGAAATCGTCAAGAAAGTCAAACCCGAAGTATTGCAATAACCAAGTCGCCGCCTGACCCAGTCGGGCGGCATTTACAGAAAGCACAAAAATGAACAAATTGGAAACGTCCGTACAGGCAGCCTCACAAGTATCAAATTACGCCAGCAACGCAACATACAGCGGGGCAAGCGTCGGAATCGCAGGAGCGCTTGGCGGCATTGATTGGATTGCCATTACAGGTCTAGTCATCGCCGCAGGCGGTTTTATCGTCAATGTTTACTACCGATACAAAGAAAACCGACGCGCCGAAGAATTGCACGAAATGCGAAAAGAAAAAATCAAGAAAGGAAACTGTTATGAAGATTAATCACAAAGTCCCCATCGCCATCCTTAGCGCGTCTGTCATTGCCATTTTCGGTATCAAGGCAGAGGAGGGATACCGCGCCAAGCCATACCACGACATCGGCAAGGTTGCGACAGTAGGACATGGCAGCACCGTTTACGAGGACGGCAGCAAGGTCAAAATATCCGACCCGCCTGTCAGCCGTGAACGAGCCGATAAAATGCTCCGCGCCCACGTCCGTAAAGACGAAGCAAAGATGAAAGCCATGTTACCGGGCGTTGAGTTATCTCAAGGCGAATATGACGTTTATATCGACTTCTTTTACAACTTCGGAGCGCAAAAGTTTTACACGTCGTCCATGCGCCGCGAACTGCTTAAGGGAAACCATGTAGCCGCCTGCCGCGCCCTGTTGCGTTACCGATTCGCCGCTGGACGCGATTGTAGCCGCCCCAGTAACTGGGGGCCTCGTGGCTGCAAAGGCGTATGGACACGCACCGAAAAACGCTACAACAACTGCATGGCGGCGCAATGACACCTAAAGAGTTTTGCGAGCGCATGATTAAAGAGTGGCAAGCCAAAAGCCGAGAAGCAAGCGAAAACGCAGACCTTGCGGCTTTCGAGCAAGCCGAACAAGAACTGTCAAACTATACGGAGATGTTAAAACGTTATGATACTGATATTACTTAAAAAATACTGGCGGTATCTTGCTGTAATTATCGCCATCATCGGTCTTGTTTTTTGGTGGGACGGAAGCGTTAAAAAAGCCTACCAAAAAGGGCGCGACGATATGGCATTGGAAATATCAAACCGCCTAAAAGAAGAAGCCATAAAGAAAGCCCAAGAGCAACGGGCGCAATCCGAGCAGTACCAAGACCAAAAAGCAGAACGCGAAGAAAAAGAAAGGATTAGATATGTTGAAGTGCAAAAAATCGTTGAACGCCCTGTTTATCGCAACGTGTGTATCGATTCTGACGGCTTGTCAGTCATCAACGCCGCCATTGCCGACAGCAATTAAACCTCCTGCCGACTTGGTGCAGCCATGCCCCAAACTGCCAAAACTATCAGGCAGTACCGGCGCAGAGATATTGCCCTGGTCGTTGCAGGTCGTCCACCTTTACAATGACTGCAAGGCACGGCACAAGGCATTGTCAGAGGCAGTGCAATAAAACAATCCCGATGTTATTAATTGTTAACATCGGGATTTTCTTTTAAATCAAATCGGGTCGTAATCCTTACGAACCTGCGCCCCACCATCACGCCCAATCAATTCTTTTTTCATGACAGGATACGCAAACGAGATAACCAAAGCGTCGGCTCGGTTCGGACTTGGCACACCGCGCGACTTCATCTCTTTCTTGGACTCAATTTGTATTTTCCCATCAACACGCGGCACAAGTTCGGGAGCTTGCAATTCATCACGCAACATCGGGTCGTCAGGTATAGAGCCGCCATTCTTAAGCCAATCACGCGCCGCTTTCCACATTTCCGCGCGCTTGTTGTAGCAGCCTACGTCATTAGATTTACCTGCAAACCACACCAATTTCCAATCGCGCCCCAATCCTTGCCCCGCTGATTTAATGCCGGTACCAAAGCCCGCGTCGATAAATACCGCGTCCGCCTTATGCTCGTCTTCGTACCGTGCGATTTTTTGCGCGGCAATCAGGTCGTTATCGTTTTTCGGGAACGTCTCAAGGATTTTAAACACCAAACCTTGACGCATTGCGATCACAAATTCGTCGTCACCCTCCCATGCCGGGTCAACTGTGATGATTTTCGGGGCAAACTCATATTGCGATTTAGGGATATGCTTACCATACCCTGCCGATACGTCATTTTCAGAGATAAATTGACGCGCGGACATGGCAGGAAACATACCACGCACACGGATTTTGAAAAAGTCCGACTCTTCGCCGTAGTCCTCCGCCCATTTTTGCATCTGCGCCTTATTCGTCCCTTCGACCGTGCGGCTGTCAATCTGATAGGTTATCCACCGATGTTTATACCGACGGAAGCATTCGCGGAATCGCCCGATATTTCGCGTCGGATTCCCAAAGGCAAGCCAAATAATTTCGGTATCTTCGTCGGTCAGCGCACCTTCGGCTACCTCCCAAACCTTATCCGCAATCGCAGACGCCTCGTCAAACACCAGCATAATGCGCTTGCCTTTATTGTGCAGACCTGCGAACGCCTCCGTATTATGCTCGGACCACGGTACAAAGTCAGCCCGCCACGTCTTGGTATTCAGACGGTCTTTAGCCGTGATACTCATAACCGCGTCGTTAAACCAATCCGCCGTGATACTCAACCGCTGCCATTTACCCACTTCAGGTGCAGTTTTGGTGCGCAACTGGGTCTCCGTATTGCTCGTAATGACGACCTTACTGTCTTCGCACGTTGATAACGCCCAATTAATCAGCATCCCAATTTCTGCCGATTTTCCGATGCCGTGGCCGCTCGCAACCGCAATCATTAACGGCATATGGCGCGTCTCAGGATTGGAGAGATGGTTTTTCACGTCTTCCATGATTTTCGCCTGCCATGTTCGCGGCGATTTATACCCCGCAAGCTCGCCATTATCCCAGTCATAGGCAAACATCGCCCAGGACAAAGGGTCATGCTGATACGCGACGGCGGCTTCGATAATTTGGCTGTTCAGGTCTATCATTTCAAACGCGCCTTCGCCCGTGCGATACGCTCCGCCAGCGTCTCGTCCACCGACACTTCGACCTTATCCTTAAACATACCCAAATGACGGGCGATACTGTCCAATGCGGCTTTGCTGCTCGACAGCTTCAATTTAGACACCTTCGCCGCGATTTCCCCCTCCGTCTCCGTTACATCCAAGCCATCGACCGCCAATACCATTTCGCGCGTCCACTCGCTCACGGGACGCAAGCGACCGGCACCGTCAAAAAACGCACGCTTATCCACATCGGCGATTGCCGCCCAGCGTTGCAATACCCAGTCTTGTGTAATTTCCGTACGCTCCGAGAGTTTTTCACGCGCTTCTCGGACAGCCTGGGCAACCTCCGGTTTTTTAAGCAGGCGTGATGCGGTTACACGCGCCGCCGATTCCGAATAACCCGCCGCCCGTGCCGCCCGCGCCCCGTTCATATCAATCAAATATTCTTCGACGAATCGTTTTTGTTGTTCAGTCAGCATTTAATTTTTTCCATTTTACTTTGATTACATTGCGAATTTCACAGCGGCAGATGCGCCCAATCGTTTCAGGCGAACAATCAAAACTCCGCGCCAAAATATGATAATTGACCCCCTGTTCATTAAGCCGCCTGATTATTTCAACCTCTTTATCCGTCAACTTAGACCGCCCATGCGATTCCCCGCATCGCCTGCCTGTTTCCTCATTGCACTGTACCAGCATTTAAAACTCCCAAATTATGCCAAATTCCCCAGCCGCCCACGATTGCAGGCGGTTTTGATAGTCCGTCATTTCCGCCGTATTAAGCGTTGTCGTGCTTATCGGCGTTTTGACTTCTGTTCCGTCGGGCATGGCTTTAATATCAAAGCCCAGTAACACGCCTTTGCAATACTCGTGCCACGTCTCCGCGCTGTACCGGCGGCCATTGACCCACGCTTTATCTGCCAACTCGCCGTAGATTTTCCACAAGCGGCGGTTTTGCTCGACGCTCCGTTTGGATTTATGCGGGCGGATCGTAATTTCTAAATTGCCATTCTCGAACCACCCATTCAGGTTGTCCCAAATCGACCGCATGACGCCCCGTGCGTTTTGCGGTGTCAGTGTGAATTTTGCCTCGTTCATTTCAGACGACCTTTCACGCTGATAATCTCCAAATCCACAAGGCGGCCCATCGTGCGAAACTGCGACCGGCGCATATAGAACTCCTTGTCTTCGCGGCTCAATTTGATATGCGACCGACCATCTATCACGTCATGACAGGCGTTACACCCAAATCCGCCGCTTAAATCATCGCTTTTCAGCCCCATGCCGTGCGTCTCGCTGGGGAAATGGCAAAAGACGACGGTTTCAGGGTTGTAATTGCACACACCAGCGATGTTGAGTGTGCATTGCTCGCCTTTAGCGGCTTTTCTGATCGCGCTCATCTAAAACTCCCCAACCAGCTTAACAATCTCGCCCAATCCAACCAGTAAGAAAAAAATACTAAACGCGAAAAAATCCCAATGCGTTATTCTAAAAATGACTTTTCCTTTATCCACAAACTCCAATTCTTCAGGGGATTTTTGTTTACCGATTAGAAAAGACAATCGAGCAAAACAAAAAGAATAGTAAAAACATATAAATATGTACCCAATTAAGATTGCTTCTTTCATTTCTTTTTCCTTTTTCTTTTGGCGCGGTTTTCAGTGCCGCATCCACCCTAAAACACCTCAAACGACCAACCACCGCCATCCTTTTTAGACTTAGCCTTAACGGCGACAAAACGGAATGGATAAGATTCGGCTGCAACCTTAATTTTTACGCGGGCATCATCCTGCCAAAAACCCTTAACTTCGTGCATTTCCATCGTGCCATTTGATGCCATGACGGCAAAATCAGGGGTATAAAAAGTTTTATCCGCAAGTCGTAATTTGACACCCTCGAACCGATACCAAAGGATTACTCCTTGCTGCTTCTGCTGTTCAAGATATTCAGCGTATGCCGATTCTGTCTTGTTCATTTCGCCAGTTTTCAGACGACCTAGTGCATACATCGCACGTTTTGATTTTTTAATCATTGCGACTCCAGTTAAATCATCGTCCATTTCAGCCCCAATTCTTCGTAAACTCGTTTTGCTGCGCCTGTGTTCCAATACGCAGGGCTTAAAAGTGGGAATGCCTGATTTGCCTTTCGTGCGGCTTCGCGCATCAAGACGCCCACATTGGCGGCGGTCTTTTCTCGTAGTTCTTGGCGTCTTTGCTTCAGTGCCTCTTTGTTGTTTTCGCGGTAATATTTAGCCTCAATGCTGACGCACACCTTGCATTTGGACTTAAACATACTGTTCCCATAGGCATCCAAGCCGCTTTTGTGAAACTCGCTCAACGGCTTTTCTTCGCCGCACCCGATACAAACTTTCATCATTTTTGCGTTCTCCATTTTTCAAAAACTTCACTTCTCTTTGCCATCGTCGCCGCCGGTGCGGCTTCAAAACCGCTACCACCCGACCAAAAGTCTTTCAGATGGCAGATATGCCCGCCGTGGTAATACGTCGCCCTTTCTTCGGCATTTCGCGCCTTACTGCACTTCGCAAAACCGCGCATCGTGCTTTCCGATTCGGCTTTGAAATCTGCGTGGGCGCAGTGGTAACAGGTTTCAGACCTCATATTCATTACCCCACTTATTGCCCTGTTCGGTCGGTGTCCAATTCAGATCAGGCTCGTCTTCGAATCGTGCAAACTGACCTTTCCACCCGCATACCACGCTGCCCATTTCGCCATCTCGGTTTTTGGCGATAATCAACTCCGCAAGGTGCGGGTTGACTTGTTTGTCGTAGTAGCTTTCGCGGTGCGGCATGATGATGATGTTTGCATCCTGTTCGACGCTACCGCTGCCGCGTATGTCTGCCATGTTCGGGCGTTTGTCTGCCGCTTTCGCGCTGCCCCTGTTCAACTGGGCAACCAGCACGACGGGGATATTCAGTTCGACAGCAAGGTTTTTCAGGCGGCGTGAGATATTGCCAAGTTCAGCCACTTCGTCTTTGCCCGGTCGCGGCATGATGTGCAGATGGTCAACGACCAACAAATCAAGCCCCGTCGTCATTTTCTTTTCCTTTGCCAAAAAGCAAAGTTCATCCACGTTCAACAGGTCGCTATTCACATCAAGCCGCCAGTCAGACGCTTTCGCCATGTAGCCGCCCATGTTTGAGTAATCCATCTCGGTCAGGCGACCTGTTTTCAGGCTTTTCAGGTTGATGCTGCATTCTGCCGCCATGCTTCGGCGGGCAAGCTCAAGTGATGACATTTCGTAGCTTTGGAAATGCACCGCCTTTCCCTGTTTCAGTGCAAAGCGGGCGATGTTTTCGGCTAGTACCGTCTTACCCATCGACGGACGGGCGGCGATTACAATCAGGTTCCCGTCAGGCAGACCGCCGACAGCTTCGTCCAGTTGCGGCAAGCCTGTCGGCAAACCGAACCGCACACCCTCAAGCCGCTTATCCAAATCCGCAATTAAATCTTGCAACGTTTCGGCAAAGGTTTTGTTTTCACGCTTTACCGCGTCTTTGCCCACTTCCGCCAAGCAATCCGCCGCCGCGTTGAGTTTTTGGGCAACGTCGCCGCCGTCTTTGGCAAGGGCGATTTTTTCAATATCGGACGACACTTTCAGCAATCCCCGCTCTATGTAGCGGTCGTTCACGATTTTTGCGTATCGGGCGATATTCGCGGCTGACGGCGTGTTTTGCTGCAACTCGATCAGGTAGGACAACCCGCCCGCGTTTTCCGCTTCGCCGCGCGCTTCCAGTTTGTCGCTTACCGTGATCACATCTATCGGCTCGTTTGCCGCCGCCATATCCAGCATGGCGCGGAAAATAATCTTGTGCTGCGCTTGGTAAAACTTTTCGGGCGTCAGCGCGGCGCATTTCACAATCGCAGCAGGGTCAATCAAAATCGCGCCCAAGACCGTCCATTCCGCCTCAAGGCTCGTCAGCGATTCGACTGCCATCATCTCTTCAACTTCGTTCATTTCTTCGTTTCCTCGTCTTTGGTTTTAGTGTTTAGGCGGTCGCCATTCGATGATTTTCAAAAAGTTTGCCGGTTTGAAAATCCAATCGAAGCTGACCGCAAATCCCGAACTGTTATCGCCCATCCAAAACGGATTCATCGCTACTTTTCGGAAAACCGATGCAAACCAGTTCAAGCCGTCTTCAGTGCTTTCAAAGCGGATTTTCCCGTTCGGAGCTTTCGTCCCTTTGATTTCCATCCATCGCGCCGTGATTGCCCGTTTCCGTGTTTCGTTGAGTAACTGCACATTCGGCAGGCGGTCGCCCAGAATCTCGTTGTAGCAGTCGGCGATGGCTTGGCATGGCACCGAATCGGATCGGCGGCGGCGCGGAACATTCCCATCTTGGCGGTTTCCCTTTCGGCTACTGTCGGTTTTGCTTTCGCTGTTTGTCTTCAGTGTGGATTGTTCCGCTCCTGCTTCCTGTCCCACTGTCTGCAAAACATCTTGGACGTCTTGCTCATGCGTTTTCGCGTCAGCGGAAACAAACGCGTCAGCGTTCAAATCGTCTTTTCCGTTTTCGTCGTTTGGGGGTAAGGGGGTATTTACTGTTAAATCTTCTGTTAAATCTTCTGTTCTTATAACGGCTGTTGATTCCTCACTCCCCGAATGTTGATTTTGAAGTTCGGGGCTGTTGATACTGCATTTCGGGGCTGTTGATTCCTCACTCCCCGAATGTTGCAACATCAAATCATCGAAAGCGTCTAAATTCAGCTTGTAGTAAATGCGGTGTTCAATTCGTTTTTCAGTCTCAATCAATACGCCGCGCTCCCTTAATTTCGCCCGTGCCGTTCTTTGCTCTTGAACAGATAGCCCGGTTTCAATTTCAATTTCCTCCGCTGTTCGGTAAATGCCTAATTCGTGTTGCGTTTTATCGTGCCAGTAGAAGAAATGACCAAATAAGATTGCCGCGTTCACACCGCCTAAAGGCTTTGCCAATTTCGGGTAGTAGGCTATCGGTCTGCCTGCTACTCTCAAACTTTCAGACGGTTTCATCATCAACCCCTTTCACTTCTTCAACCCACTTATCCAATGCTTCCTGCGCCTTGCTCACGTCTTCGGCTTGCATATAAGCCAACACCAGCAATCGGGCCTCGTGTATTCTTTGTTCTCGGTTCATGGTTCAATTCCTGATTTGGCTATCGAGTAAAACGCCACCGGGTTCTTGCGGTTGCCGACCTTGTAACGCGGTTTGTTAAATTCAAATCCACGGCTTTCCAAATCCGTGATTCGTGCGGCAAGCTGGGTAACGCGCAGCTTTGCGTAAGCTTCGTATGACGTGATGTGTCCGTTTTCGCGGATATATTCAATAATCCGCTTGCATTGTGTCGCTGTATCGTTCATAATCGCCTTTCGTCTTACCTGAATCGTTTCCTCGCAATTCAGGGGAATTGCCCGCCTCGTGCGGGCTTTTCTTTTTTTAGTCTTGTGATACATCATCCATTGACATGATGATTCGCGTGTTCAAAATAGCGAGGTATGAATCCATCGCTTTTTCCTGCTCGACCAACAAATTACGGTCTTCTTCGGCGAGGATTTGGAATCTCTCCGACTGAATGAATACGCGCAGCTTTCCCAATCGTTCTTCGAGTTGCGCATATTCGATTGTCAGACGGTCTTTGAACGTTTCTGAAACCCGATAGGCTTCCTCAAACTGTTTCTTTTGCGACCATGAGACGTAGCCGTTAAATTCCTTGATGTTTGGCTCGCCGTTTGGATAGACGACTAAATAGCCTTCGTCATCGGGGCTTTCGTTTTCCGGCACCTGCCAACCGCGCAATGCGTTGTAATCGCCGCGATTCATCGGCGTTGCCTGCACTTCTTTTGTTCCGATGTACTGCTTCATTTTCTTTCCTTTCTGATAAATTGCGGATGACTTCCGCTTCAATCCGTTTATATTCGATTAGCTTTTGAAGGGTGGACAAACAAATAAATGGATATTCAATCGGAAGGGAACTTTTTGATTTCATAAGAAGTTACTTTCCCATCTTTCTCCTCAATATAAATTTCTCGTTTATATTTCAGAGCTTTACATATTGCGGACTGCGTAACGCCAAGCAACTCCGCTGTTTTTACTTGCCCATTTTTACTTACATATTCCAGTAATGTGGTTTTCGTCATAAATACCTCCTATACCCAAATTATAACCGCCCGTAATTTTAAATGCAATACGGGCGGTAATTATGTTTTATATAAAACTTCCAGTAATATTATTTAAAAGAGGTTTTTTTATGAAAAAGCGCGAAATTTCAGATATTGAGAAAGAAGAGTGCAAGCTTCTAAAGCAACTTTTCAATGATAGAAAAAAGGAACTGGGTTTATCACAAGCAAAAATTGCTGGCTTGATGGGGGTTACACAAGCGGCGATAAACCACTACTTAAACGGGACTAACGCATTAAATGCGTCTATTGCAAGTGAATTTGCAAAAGTATTAGGCGTTCCTGTCGGCAGCTTTAGCTGGAGACTGGAAAAAGAAATTAACGAGATGTCAAACTCACTAATAATATCGGGTGGTGTTATAAATGGCGCACTTCACAATAATATTGGAGGCGTACACAACAATA